ATGATTGAAAAATGCTTTTAATCTAAACCCTACAGATAAAGGGTCACTAGCACGACTTGTCATTTCATCTAATACTTTACTTGCTCTACTTAATGAACCTTCTGCCATTCTTAATTGAGCATTAAATGTATTCAATTCTGTTTTAGTAAAAGTAATAGAACCAGAATCGTCTTTATAAGAAGCACTTGCTACCCATACTCTTGAATTACCTGATCCTCTAACATTACCAAAACTTGCATTTAAACTTTTCATATCTTTACCAGTATACATTGTATGAAATACTATACCCATTTTAGCACGAGCAATCTTCTTACCAATATTGCTACTTGCCTGTACTGCATATGTGATTGTATTTGGTGTAAAGGTTATCATTTTTTCACCATCAATTGAAGCTGATTTTGTATCGTTAGTGAATAATAAATCACCTTGTAAAATTTGTTTAATATTTAAACTAGATAGATGAGCAAGACATACTGTTAGTTTTTGAGCGACAGCACCAGAATGGTTTTGTCTTATGTCTGCTGTTGTGTAATTGATTTTAGGAGTTTTATTGAATATTGATTTAGTACCAACAAAGAATTTACCGTTTTCAGGATTGACCCCACATATAATAGCAGGTGCGCCATCCCATTTAACAGTAGTATTGATTTTTGCTCCCGAGTGACCTGCGAGCATATCTCTTACTGATTTTAGAAAGTTAATTGCATTAACTCCACCAGATGAACCTCTATTGATTATATCATCTTCTAGGTGTTCTAGGTGTGTATTCTTGTCGTTTGTGGTAAAACCTTTAAAACTAAACATTATTCCTCATTTATTCCATTAGTATAATCTATCTTCAAATATCCATTAACAAATCATATAATACTATTTATGTACATTCTTTCTCTAACAATTCTTTAAATTCTGGATGTAGAGTTCCTGTAAATTGTGGTTGTGATCCGAAGGCACCTTTATATCTTAATTCTAAATTAAATATTTTAACATTACCTCTCTTTAACCACATTTTAATTTTGGCTGCTTCTTCAACAGAATCACCTTTAACACTTTCATCCCTCATAACAATTTCCCACTTCTTACCTTTCATTTTTTTCTCAATTCTATGATAGCCACAAAGTAAAGTATTAACTTGAAAGTCAACTGAATTGCCTACAGTTACATTACCCTTTGAGGTAACATTACCTACACCTGTTGTCAATTGAAAATCAAATTCCGCTTCATCTATATCTTTCTTTTTTAATTTATTGAATAAATTAACTTTTAAAATAACATCAATAAGACCTTCTGCAAATTTTTCAGCATATTCATTCATAAGTTTTAATACACCTTGCCAATATTTACTTTTAGAACCACCATATAAAGATTCGTTCATAAACTTTCTCAATTTCCATTGTGTATTTGGTAAATCTCCTGAGCCATCTTTATTTTTTGCAAATAATTTTTGAATTAAAATTTTATCTGCTGCCTTTTTAATATCAAAGTTATTTTTTATTACTCCTTCACCTTTTAAATCAATTAGTTTTATGTTTCCTGTTTTATAAGGATGCTTAATTGTTTTATAAAATATTTCTTTATTGTTTGATGGTAATGAAAAGCCTTTTATTTTTATAATTTTATTGGTAATTGCTTGCTTTAATCTATCAGCAAAAAATTTATACTTAAACTCATCAACATCTTTCATTAATTTATTAAAGGTTGAATCACCTTCTATAAGTCTATCAAATGCTTTATTAATAAGTGGTGGTGGGGTAGCCTTTTGAGTTGATTTTTTCTTTAAAGAAATGCCGTAATATTTTTTTACTCTTGCTTTAGCAGAATTATTTTCAACCATTATATCAGCAGAATTATATTGATATCCTCCACCTTCAGGTAAAGAAAACTTTTCAATCTCACTAGGCCATTTAGAGCCAGTCATAAAAACTTTTTTAGTTGGTTGATTGTCGCCTTTTTTTCTAGCAAAACCACGAATACCTAATGCAGCTGATATACCTACAGCAAAATCGCTTAAGATTTTATCATTACTTGAATCAAGTATTTTCATAAACCCTTGTTCTTGCGAACCATCTGCAAAAACAACCTGGCCAACTTTAGCTTTAGGTCTACCAATTTTCATAAGTGATTTAGCTTCTTCTAGTTTTTCAACTAAATCATCCCTATCTAATTTGTTTGAATTAAAACCTACTTGTAATTTTTTTAGTTCATCTGTAGTAAACATTAATGCTGCCGCTGTACAGATTTCTGAAGCTTCGTATGCCATATCTCTCTCTTTATAACTATTTATATGGTGCCCAAAGAAGGAATTGAACCTCCAACCTACTGATTACAAATCAGTTGCTCTACCAATTGAGCTATTTGGGCTGAACACGAACACATAAATGCTTGACAACGCCACCATTTTCTTGCCAGACTTTATGTTTGTTTTGAAATTTTGCTAATTTATCTGCGTCTTCTTCAAAAAACGTTTCTGATATAATAGAGCCTGTAGGTTTCTCTACTACCTGCCAAAGTATCTTTCTACCTTTCTTAACTGGTTTCGTTTCGTAAGAAAGTGTATACTTATACTTTGCTGGTCTCTTGTCGTTTCTGCTGAACCTTACTTTTTGTTTTGCCATTTTTCTTTTTCTTTTTATCCCCAAAAATATCTTCCCAATTAGCTTTATATTCTTTAGTAGGAACCATTTTATTACTCTTATAAAATCTAGGTCTACCCATATTATTTCCAGTACGTATTAAAACTTAATACTATCCTTTCATCACTTTGATTAACACTACCACCTGAACCGTGCATTAAATAACTAGGCCACATTACCAATAGTCCTTTTTCAGGTGTTAATTCATAAATTTGTTCGTGTGGTGAAACAGCAGTTGGTGGCCTTGGAGTAAGTGGATTTTTAAAGACTAACTTGCTACTATGTTCATCACATTTTAGAAATATAATACCAGAAATAACTGAATTAGGATGATTATGCCACTCTAATGTACTATCTCTACCTTGTATATTACACCAAGAGTCTGCCATTCTTTGATTAGGTGCAGCTATTGGTACTTCTCTTAAAATTTTTTTTTGTATATCACTATGAAAATCTAAAATGTTAGGGTTTTGTTCTTGCATAGCAACGTATGTTGACTTAGCAGAACCTTTAAAGAAATTATAATCTAATAAATCTTTTTGTAGAATACTATTAGTTACTAAATCTATTTCATCATCATTTAAAAAATTATATTTCTTCCATATATCTAGTGTAAAAATTGGTTGAGTATCCATTATACTTTAAAATCCGAAAACTTATCGTAAGCGATATCTTTTTCTTTTGGTTGTTCTTCTTGTTGATTTGAGTCAACTATGTTTTGTGCTTGTTGACCTACGTCATACAATCTCATTTTTGCTCTATCAACACCTATAATAAATGACCTATTAATACCTGGATCGTTATATCTATTCTTCAATTGTTTAATTTTTAACTGTCCTAATGCTTCTAAATCCTCATTTGATATGATTGCAAACATAAAGTCTGCTGTTGCTGGTAATCCAAAACTTTCTGCTGTATCTTCTAGTCCTATATCTGTACTCATAAAACCAGTTCTTGTTGTTTGTGTAGCAGAAAACAATGGTACATTAAATTCTACTGCAAGTCCTCTTAATTCTTCTGCAATTGCTTTGATATAGAAATAAGAACCTATATTACCACCTTTAAATCTACTTGACGCACATATATTTAAATAATCTATGAACACTACATCTGGTTTAAAACTTTTCTTTAATGCAAGTTCATTAAACAATGCTCTAAAGTGTCCACTATGAGCAGACGCTGTTGGATATTCTTTAATAATTAATTTACCACCAGTCTTCTGTCTTATCTTCTCTATTTTATTATCATATAAATCTTTTGGCATTGTATGTAAATCGTCCATAGTTACATCTAATAAGTTTGCGTCAATTCTTTCAGCAATTCTTTCTTCTGCCATTTCTAAAGTGATATACAATACATTTAAACCTTGTGCCAAATAAGCACTTGCACAATGACACATAAACAAAGACTTACCTACACCTGTGCCTGCCAATGCAATATTCAAAGTCTTACTTGGAATACCACCTTTGGTTATTCTATTCATATAATCTAAATCAAATTGATATTTTGTTTCTTTAGTATGATACCATTTAAATCTTCTATCAGCGTCATCTATATAATCGTGACCTATATGTTGGTCAAAAGATACTGCTAATGCGTCTGCTAATATACTAGGTATTGCTTCTGGTGTTCTTTTAGTATCTTTCTTATCTAAAATTCTAATACCATCTAATACAGCATTATGTACTGCTCTATCTTTACAAAACTTTTCAGTTACATCTAACAACCATTTAGGATCGGAATCTGTTTTAGTTATAGAATTAATATTATCTTTTAATGTATTAATTTCATCTTCATTAATATCTTTTCTTTGCCCTAATTCAATTGTAATAGATTCTTTTGTTGGTATATTATTATACTTCTCAACAAACTTATATATTTCTGTAAATAAAATCTTATCAGTTCGTAATGGAAAGTAATCTTCTTTTAAGAAAGGTAATACTTTTCTAGCATAATCTTCGTGAAAGAAAAGATTATTTAAGATAGTTGTTTCTAATCTATCTGAATTATGAAATGACTGCTGTACCATCTTTTAATTGTGTTTCTAAAATTTCTATTAATATATCACCAATATACTCCACAAACTCATTATTGTCAACGTTCAATACTTCATCTGTAGGATTTACTTTAACAACAAAATCAAACTTCATAGGTAAAGTACCATCAGGATTTTCATCTTTAGCAAATCCAAGTTTGCCATAATGATATATTACACCTCTATACTTACCTTCTTTAAGTTTTATACAAGAAAAATCATCACCTTCTCTTTGAGCATAGGTGAATCTTTTACTCTTCGTCTGATCCGTATGTGAATTTTTGTCTTGCGTGTTCATCTATTTTTTCTAATACTTCTTTTGTAAAATATTTTTCTGGTTCATCATTGATTGCTTTACCAAATACTTTAGAACCATCTGGCATTTCATATCTTGTTGATACTTTCTTAAAGATACCTGCCTCTTCACCAAGTTGAAGAAGACCATAATGTTTATCTAGTCCTCTTTTATATGTTAACTTAACATCAATTTGAGAATTTTCTTTTGTGATTCTTGACTTATAGGTTTTGCAATGAATAATATTACCAACTACTTCTGTACCGATTTTTTCTTTTCGTTTACCTAGATAGATGATTGTAGAGGCAGCGTATTTCAATCCTGAACCGCCACCCATTTCTTTTTGTGGGAACATAGAACCAATAACATCATAAGTGTGATTGGTCATTAACATAGGAACATTTGCTTGTCCTAGTTTAAGTGTTAAAACTCTAAATGTAGATTTGACTATTTGACTTCTAGTCATATCTCTTGTTTCTTTACCTTCTGCTGTGTCTGTCATTTCTTTTGTAGTAGATAACATACCTAAACTATCTAATACAAACATCAAAGGTTTTCTTTCTGAATCTGATTGTTGTAAATACTTGTCTAATATTTTTATTGATTGACTTCTAAATTCTTGTACTGTTGATACTGGTACAACTACAACTCTGGAACTATCAACACCTCTTGCCTCTATCATATCTTTTGATACTGCATTTTCTGATTCAAATAAAACAACGCCTGCGTCTTTGTCTTTATCTAAATAATTTTTTAAAATACCTAATGCAAAAAATGTTTTACCAGTTGCGGCCTCGCCTGCGATTGCTGTTATACGGTTGCCTGGTAGCCCACCATAAATTGAACCTGATAAGAGAGCATTAAAAGAATAAGAACCTGTATCTATAAATGAAGTTACATCACCTGCTGTGATTCCATCACTTGCTAAACTAGCAAATTCATTTCCTGTTTCTTTAATTATTTCTTTTAGAAAGTCTTTCATATTCGTTCCACTCCTCTTCCGTATAACTTATTGTGTACCATTTGATGTTGTTAATATAACATAATTCTCTTACCGAGTCAAGTTCCGTTGGTAGAAAATTTTGACTAATGTAATCATTATATCTTCTATATACTGTTATTCTCATACATATTTATATAAATGCCTCTAGCGTCCCTAATCTTGAATTCTTAAATAGGTCTACCTTCTCACCAAAACACCATACATTTTCAATATAAGTCATAGCCATAAAAATATTTAACTCTTCTTTAGTCTTAAAT